GCGCGGGGGAGATCAATCAATGATTTGATATTCTCCCTCGTTGTGTACCATCTAAGCAGCTCTGCATAGTCATTATCTCCATAAACCTTTTTAGGTCGGAGGAAGTAGCATCGCTCGAATTTGGATCCTGCTGTAAGGCAGGTCTTGTACTGGCGCTTGTGAAAGCACGCTGACAAGTCACAACGATAACCCGGTGGCCGCATGAACGCTAATCCTTTCGACGGAGGGGGATTCAAACCCCCTCGATCGATCTCGTATATGTCTTTCTCAGACAGAACGGCGGATTCGCTATCACGATAAGGTATAGGTACACGCCTCTTTTGGAGGCTAGTCTCTATTATATCTGCGGCCAAACTGAAGCCTCCCTCCCAGAACCGATTAGAAATCGCAATGGCGGAAGCAAACTCAGCAGGAGTTAATTGACATGATGATTTAAGTATCCGCTTAACGCGGATAGGTTGTACCTCGACGCCCAAATAGGCGTCCAACCCACAAGATTCTCTAAAGAATCCGGTGCTACAGGACTTATGCTTGTTCACGACTAATGAATGTCGTTCCAGCGCCTGTTCTACTTCGACGCGATCTTCGCGAGAGCAGATTAAATCATCACCGTAAACGTACATGGTTGCGGCTGCATCTCGCAGCTGCTTCAGATCGAGAGTCAGGCCTGTTAAAGGCCTTCCCAACGCTGAAATACGCTTAACATAAATACTAGCAACTGATATCGCCCAGAATAGGAGCGCCTCTGTGGGAAAGCATACTGCTGATCCCATAGGTGCGAACTTCTTCATAGTTAATACCTCTCCATTCGGAAGGCGTGTTTGATAGGATCGTGATGCCATGAGTGCTTCTTGCCACGTGTGTGGGAAGTAGCGCTCAATATGGGCAACACTCACTCTATCTGACGCTTCCTTCATATCTAGTGTACACTGCGTCTGTGTTAATGACGACTTAAGTGCCAGCCGGCGGTTAATAGATTGGTCTGTGAAGTTCACGTGACCTTTCGTTAGCCAAAACGACTCCATACGCTCAACCATGAGCGTGAGGAGTCCCTGCTGGATCCATTGGAGTTCCAATGGTTCACACGAGATGATACGAGGCCCCCTTGAGTCCTTCGGAACGAGTACGATCTTCGCAGATCCATACTGTGGTTCCTCAATGTCAAGTCCGTTTGCGGCAGAGAGAAGTTTCTCATCTACGGCATTCAAGTTATAGAGGTAGGTTTCGTCGTAAGACGTCCATCCTCGCAGGGTTTGGAAGTAGCGGTTTAGAAGGCGTTTTTCAACGCCTCGTTCACCAGTCGAGACAGCACCTGGCCCATGTCTTCCTCGGAAAGTCCGAGGGTCAACAGGGCTGAGTACACGACGAATAAGGTAGCGAGTAGCAGCGTATTCTTGATCAGTTTGATCAAGAATGCTGCGTTCTGCTTCCCAATACGTCGTCCCATGTAATGTTGAAAACGTTTCATATGTTTTTGAAATGTGGTCAACTGGGATGTCATCGTAGCGTTTCCTCTCGTAAAAGAGTGGAAGTGAGCGGTCTACTTCAACGAACGTTTTCAGCATTTCTGCTTTAACGCGGCTCTCGTATGGGAGTTCAAGTTTATAAAACAAGAACGTTAGTTGTCTAAGTATCTTTACGGCCCTTGCCCCTGCATCGGTTAAAATGAGGGTTCCATCAGGTAGGCTTACCTGCTCAGTGATACCCCTTAGAAAGGGGTTCAATCTGCCGTCCTTGTTAGGACTAAGCAAAAAGAATTCACTTGAGTTCCCTAGTAATAAAGCATCAATTGCTTTCCCGAGTCGAGGAAGATCTTCCGTAAGGAATTTCAGGCCTTTGACTCTAATATGGCGCGCGACGTGTAAACAATCGCGCGTTACTTGAGTTATGGTTAGGTGTCTCGCGACACGTGTAGCAGGACCTTCGCATTCAAAGCGAAGGGAGGACCAGAGGCGGAGATATATATCTCCACTGTCTAGAACCTCGAGTAGTTCGGCGGCATTGGAGTCATTTATCGCTAAGACAACAAGTTCACGTCTGAAGTGGCAGAAATGCCATTCATTCATGTCTTGAAGCCTATGCGACGACCCAATTTTAGCTCTCTTGATACGTTCTTTCATACTAATAAGTAGAAAGTTCGCTAACTACACCCTCTCTTTGAACTTAAACAACGCCATCCATCACCAACAGACCTAAAGTCGATCAACCTTCGCGGTTGAGGAACTTGAGTAGGTTTGTTGTCGGGTTAGAACCCGAATACAGTGTAATACCAAGAATTGACAACAACTGCCCGAGCTGCGTTGCATTATCCAGTGCGGATATTGCGGACGGATCTCGGGGGCGCTCATTAATGATGCGCCACGTGTTCTGGACAAGTCCAGAACCCGTTGTTGATACCAGTTCTTTGCGAACCAGGCCGAGCGTTGAACGCACGTACTGGTCCTTCGCCTTCTTGATCTCGCCGTGTTGAACGTCGAATTCGAGAGGGGTGGTATTTACTAATGATGGGGCGGTCCAGAAGGACCGATTGCCGGACTGCCTCGACAGCAGGACGGGTGCGTTGACGCCTACATAGGCGTTTGCATTGAGTGTGATGTCGTTATCGAACATGTATCAATGGCGCTTCACAGCGCGATGTATGTGATCCCTGCGCTCCTTTTCTAAGGGAGGTTAGAGGTGAAAGGCCTAGAAACGGCTCTTTCGACAGAATGGTCACACAAGTGACCTTAGACTGCGTTAGCACACATAGCTAACTAGGGGTTGGATACCCTGACTAGGTCCACGAGGACTGTAGTCGGGTGGGGTGGCTGCAAAGCCTATCTTATAACTTGCCCTTATATTGGGCAAAACTTAAGAATTCAGAATAATAGGAGTGATTTACGTTCCTACGTCTTCTGTTAACCCCGCTTCCTCCATTTAGCAAGATAGACGCCGCGACGGCGCCTCTTGAAACGTTGAGGCCTGACGTAGCTGAAGAGGAAATCACGGTAGAGGGGTCAACGACCCGTCTCTCGTAATAAGACAACATACCTATCAATCTTCCTGTTTGAACCGAATCGGGGTTATAATCCCCTGGATCGGAATTCAGGTCGACGCGGGTAATAGTCTCGTATTCCTTTTTATACTTCAGACTGACACAAAGGTCAGTGATGTGTGTGATCGTCCCAAGATTATCAATCTTGAGGGACTCTAGGCTATCGCCGATACCAAAGAACCAGTCTATGATAAAGGAGAAGGGGATTGCTTCCCAAATGATCGCCGGATTGGCGCTCACTCCTAGTATGTCCAAAGTGCCGAGAACAGTCCCGACAGCGTCGATCGCTTTCCTGTCTAACGAATAGTGGTATCGCATCACTGCGGTAAACCGTCCTATTTTGCCGTCACGTTGACCCATCTGCCGACTATAATTAGTCGCACAGGCAGGAGAAACGTTAAGCCAGTTAGAGGGGGAAAGGGTTTTCCAAGACTGGCCAGCGTATGTTAGGGGTACATCACGTCCCCAATAACGCTGTTGGCGCCAGTGACTGCGTCGCTCGAAGAGGACAATCTTTCGTCTGAAGTCAGTAAGATCTTTGATAAAGTTCTTAATGTCAGATATGAAAGGTTGCCAAGCTAACTTCCAGGCTAGAAAAGCCTTTAAGATTCGCTTGTTTTTCCATTTCTTCTTGCTGTTCCAAGGCTCTGACCCGAAGGCTGCCCAGAACACCGCTCCACCTAAACGTATGAACTCCTTGAAATTGGAGTACCACGTGTACCATCTGGTACGAAGTAACATTAAGCGCTTACCTAAGCTCTTAAAATCTCTCAACTCAATAATGAAGTTGATGAGACTGTTACCGGTGTTTAGCGAGGGACGCATACTCGAGACTGCCGAAGAGGTCAGTCCTTGCCAATCGAAGTTCACTAATACTGGGGTCTGATTGTAGGAGGCATCAATTAATGACGCTTCCTGATCAGCCAGCGCTCTATGTAAGGCACCGTACTCTGCGTATTGAAACGCATCGCCGGATCGCCTGTACGAGAATGGTTGATGTAAATCTCCCATTCGCGATACATATAGCTTCTTGTGAACACAGGGTCGAAACGCTCCGTTTGTACCAACCTCATAGAATATAGATTCATTGAGAGAGGTACGCGTGCGCGTGACTTCGGAATAAGTACGTAGCTCAGGCTCCCCGTTAGGGAGCTCGTGCAAGTACTCAACCTTTATCCTGTCGATTGAACTGAGTTGTCGCGATTTTGTTGGCATAACCATAACGTATGTGGGGGGTAACCCC